CACCTGTGTTTGTGGCGGCACTTAACTGAGCACCTATAAAGTATCTTTCGCCACTTGAGTCAGCGTAAAATTGTAAATCTGGAAATGTAAGTAAAGCACTGTCTAAATTTATGTTAGCACCACCAACACTTATTCTGCTGATGTTTGCTTGATACATTCTGCTGATATCACCACTGTAATTCAGTATGGCGGCATTACCTCTGTCAGTTGTCCAATATAAATTTGTGCCTTCTGTTAAATCACTTGTGCTGGTTGGAATTGGATAGTATGTGCTACCATCATTGGTAAATTCCCATATATCACTTGTTTCATTCCATCTCAATATTGTGTTAGCACCTGCTACTGGTCTATTTGCTATAATTTCTACTGTGGCATCACTTGCCGCATTGGCATTTAGTGTAATTTTTTGATCTGTTACATATAAATCTGTAACATTTTGATAATTTAAATTACCTTGAACTTCTACATTACCAGCAAATACATAAGGAGCATTGCCGCTATCATTAAAGTATGTAGAAATAGCAGTGTTGGCTCTACCTGTTGTATAATATAAATTTGTTACACCTTCTGTTAGTTCGTCTGTGGTATCAGGAACATCTGCAGGAGTAAATGAAAATACACCTGATGTGTTGTTATAACTCAATGTGCCATTACCACTTGGAACATTTTCAGTTACACTCAATGCTGTTAATTGTATACCAGCATTACTTGTATCTGCAGGCGTAAATGTAAACACACCTGTGATATTTGAATATGATAACGAGCCATTACCACTTGGTGCGACTTCTGTTACACTTAAAGCAGTCAAATCCATATTTGCTGTTACTGAAATATTACCACCTAAGTCTACAGCAGTTCCATTTATAACAATATTGCTGTTTGCTAATTTGGGATTTGTTACAGCACCATCGGCTATTTCTGCTGTATTAACTTGTACAGCACTATCTACTGCCAATGAGGCATAATAAGTTGTACCATTATAAATTACACTTATAATGTTGAAATTGTTTGGGTTTGTATCGAATTCTGTGTAATCATTTACAAAATCCCAATTGGCCCAATTGGCTGGAGTGGTTGTGGTATCTAATATATGACCACCTGTTACATCTTGTGTAAAAATAATTTCTAGACTTTTACCTGCTGAAATATTTGCTAATGTTATACCTGTAATGTTTGATGTTAAGGTACCTAGATGTATTCTTCCTGCATCTACATTTAGTGTTATATTACCACCTAAATTACCATTGTTAACAATGGTTTCATCTACTGCTACTGTGGTGGCTTGACCTACTATAACATTGCTGGTTGATTGACTTACGGTGACTGTGTTTGTAGTAGAATCTACTGTTACGTTGCTTACTGGTGCACTAACTGTTATATTTGCCATATTTTACTCCTATAGTGCGGTAAATCCTTCTTCATCGCGTGGATTACCCGGAGTTACATCTGGTTCATAACGTTCTATAACAGCCCATCTGTGGCTGTCTGTGGTATTAGGTGTAACACTGGTATCTGTCCATTTAAAACCAACAACTGTAACGGCTACATTTGCTCTAGCACTAGGTGTAATATTACCTGTGTATCTGTTTTTTGGTATTGTAAAGTCAATAAGTCCGCTTGCCGCTGAAGTTGTTACTATGTTTGCGTTTCCTATTTCAGCATTTGCAAAATATCCAACCACTGTTGCATCTGTTAGGTTAACATTTCCTGTATTACGATCATACGTAACTGTATCTAACACTAATGTTTGATAATCTGCTTCAAATGTATAAGAACTTACATCTGCACCAAAGTTGTATTGAAAGGTTTTTTGTGTTGAAGGGAACATTTCGATAACTTGAACGTTATCTGCTCCACCTAAATATTGTTTAAAATCTAAAAGTCTACCGCTCATTAATCGTCTCCTGAAGGATCTTCCTTATACACTGAGGCATATAAGGCATTGCGTTTGTTATATTTATCTGTTTTGTTCAAATTACCTGTTAATCGCCATTTGCAAATATTCTTAATGGCCCATTTACTCTTACATTTTTATTGCCTTGTCCAGTAAATTGTATTTTATCTATTTTAATTGTTGATCCTTGTGTGCTTTTTTGTTTAATTCTATATATTTCATCATCAACATACATAAATGATGTGCTGTTATCATTTTCACCACTACCGATAGCATCTATTCTTTGTATTGTCCACGTATGATATGTAGGTGATATAGGATTGCTATCAACACTTAGCATATATTGATATTGTGTTCCTAAACCAGTAACAGGTTGTATTCCCGCAATTTGAAAATGCACATAACCATCTGGGCCTAAAATGCCTTCTGAAGGTCCTTCTATAGCATTTACAGAATATCCTCCTGTAGTGCTTATAGGATAATCTGCATTATCTGGTGTATATCTACGTATAAATGTTCTATTGACTAAATCTATTACACTTACACCCGTGCCGGCCGCACCTGATTCTAACAAGTAAATATATCCATCTGCTCCTAAACATGCCTTTTCGTAATAATTAAACAAAATATCTCCAGCAGTTGAACCTGTTGAAGGAAATAATTCTCTACCTGTAATTGTTATTTCTGTTTGAGTATTTGAGGATGGTTCTACTTCTACATATACTTTTTCACTGTAATCTATATTTGCAGGATCATTTATATAATTTTTACTTGCACCTGCACCTGGGATTACATAAACATTACCATTATAATGTTCAACAAATAATTTGCCAGCATATGAAATAGGACTACCTGCCGCACTATATTCTGCAGATGTCATTGCAGGCACAAAAGCAGTAGCACCAATTGTGGTAGCAAAATTATTAGTATATTGTTGGGCACAAATTCCAGCATCAAAGTCTCTTACTTTATCAATATCACTTTTTCCTGTTTGGTAGCGATCTTGTTCTAATGTCACTGTATTTGCTGACAAATCCATCCTAAAATTATTCCAAAGGTTAAATGCATTACTATCTCTACCTGCTGAATTTACAAAATCCATGTATAAATTAGTGTTACCGGAATAAGTGTATATTGGTTCATAAAACGGAACAAAAGGATTACTGTTACCACCTGCTCTAGTATTTGTTATAAAATTAGTGTTACCACCGTTAGTACCTAACCAATTGTTTGATTGTGTAACATTAGATATAACATTTGATGCAGGATTCCATCTATAAGTGTTTACATAACCTTCGATAACATTACCTGCTGAAACAACATTAGTAGGTGTATCATGTATTGTTAAAAATACAATGTCTTGTCTGTTAAAATCAACACCGGTAGCAGTATTTGTAACATTACCACCAAAAGACAATGTAAAATTACTTGTAGATATAACTGTATTACCATTATAATTTGTTTTTGCTTTTCTAAATGTATTTTCTAACATTGTGTCCCATTGATTTACATTAGCATCAATAGGCATAGTATTAGGAAATGGATAATATTGACTGTTATCGCCTGGATCATTAATTCTGTTTTTAAAATTTGCAAATTTTACATATCTACCCATTGTTTACTCCGGTGATGCTGGCCATGTTATATTGTCTGCACTTGTGGGATTAGGATTTGAAATGGGCATATCTCTTAATGCTTGTCTATATGTTGCCCATTCTGCCTTTTTTGTTTCACTTAAAGGTGAATCAGCACCTTGTGTCCAATCACATGCTTTGAGAAGTTGTGTTCTTTTTGTTCTCATGTATTCTAACCAATCATATTCTATAACTTTGTCTTCAATTTCTAATGTAGATACATTTACTTGTTTTTTATTGATATCTACAACAAAACCATTTATGTAACCCATACCTGGATGAACATTTTTGTCTAACATTGCATCTGATATTTTTCTACAACTGTATATTTTACCTGTTGTGAGATCATAAAGTATTCTATACATTATTTTTCTCCTTTTGTTACACGAACTACTTGATATTTCATATTACCAAATGATCTAGGTGCCGCATTACTTGTATCCATACTGCTGTAACCTTCTAACCATACTTCTAATTGTGTTGCTTTCATATCACTAGGTAAAGCATAACTTGTAGCATCTGTTGAGAATTTTGTTTGACTTGTTACTGTGGTAGTAGGTGTTGCAAAATTAGTGAATACTTGTCCACCACCACCTATGCTGACGTTTGCTGTTGCTGTTGTGTTAGCAAAAGTCATTATACCATTAGAAGTAAATCCTAAATCATAAGTAGCAGGAACAACTCCTCCGGGTGTTGCAAAAGCATCATATGAATAGTCGCCTATATCTGCATCAGTAATATCATATGTTGCTCTAGGTATAATTTCAGCAAATGTTGTGCTGTTTGCTATTGTTGTGTTAGATAAGTTAGCATCTTCTACTTGCACACCAGCACCAAATGTTTTCATTGCTTGGTTAACAATAACATTACCAAACACATTAGGCAATGGTGCTAAATTTCCATAATTACCTTCAAATGCTTTTACAATTGGTATATTTTTTATACTAGGTATTCTTGGTAAATCAATAAGACCTAAATCTGGGGTTTCGTTACTTACTGGATTTGTATAATAATCTGCACTATATTCCATACAACTTAATTGTGCTGTAATCATTCCGGTTTCACTTGTTTTTTCTGCTACACGTAATACTCTAAATAATTTGTTTGTCCAACCATATAATGAATTTGTAACTTTAATTATGTCTCCTACTTCAGATTGTATTCCGTACCAATCTGCTTCGAATTGTATAACAGTGCCCACCCTACTTTGGTTTAAGTCTATGTTTGCTAACCTTTCAGCACGAATGTTATCATTAATCAAATCAATTTTGTATTTTAAAACATTATCTGGTTCGTTTGCGTTTCTATCACCTGCAGGTGTTTCGACAACTATTGAATTTAATTGATCTTTTCTATTTTGGTCAGCAAATTCTACTTCTACACCATTATATAATGAATATAGTTCTGTAGAACTTATATCTATTCTACTAACAATATTATCATCATTGTAAACCAAACAATTGGCTTCTTCTGCAGAAGATATTGCTCTATTAGGAACAGCGGCAAATTGCCCTGCAGGAACCTTATAAGTAAAAAATGTTGCACTTGCTTGACATATTTTATCAATATTTGTTTTACAAGTATCAAAAGTACTTAAAATACCATTAATTTCATAACGTTTATTTGTTGTGCTGACATTTGCTTTATCTGTGTAAGCAACTAATTCATCGCAATAACCTTTCATTGATGTATTTGCTGTGCCTGTGATACTGTTAACATCTATTTCAGCATTGGTAAGTCCTGCACCATATCTTGTTGATGTTAAGTAATCATATAAAACATCCCCTGGATTTTTAAGGCTGTTTTCCATTTCAAAAGTCATTGTGGGTAGTCCTGTTAAACCATTTTCTGCATCATAATCAATTTGAATTACAGCAAATACCATTGCGTTTGCTGTATGGTTTGCTCCCCAATGTGGCACTATTGTACTTGCAGGTGTTGTGCTACCTGTTCCTGATGTTGGAAATATTATATCACCACTGGCACTACCACCAGCATAAACATTTATTCTAACATTACCGTTATAACTTGTATCGGATGTTTGGTTTGGATCCACGTGGCTTGTTACTGTATTACCTGAGAATACCAAACGTGCATCATTTAAGAATATATTACTTACAGAAAATGTTCCTGATTGTGTTTCTTCTGATAATGCAATACAATAGGTCATTGTTTTATTTTCATTGCTGATAGCCGCATCAAATATAGGACCACTAGTAAATATTTTACCATATATTACAGGTAATTTATTAAATGTAGCAGGTGGTAACTGAACAGTTGTTCCTGGATCTGCTGTATTCATGCCCGGTACACTTGGAGTGAGACCTAATGCTCTAGATGTTGCTATAGCAAGTCCTGCCGAAACAATGCCTGCTACTACCGTACCTGCAAATGATAAGCCTACACCTGCTATTGTGGCAAAAGTTCCAGTTAAAGTTAATGCACTTGCTACTGCGGCTCCTATTGCTGTAAATACTGCCATATCTTATCCTCTATATAACCAATTATAATCTATTGCTTCCCAGCCTCTTTGTTCTAATTTGAGTTCTGGGGTAGTTGCTAATGTTGTTAGTGTAAAAGAACTTATTATGTCTTTGTCTTTTAGTTCTAATCCTATTGTGACATAATGATTAAGTAATCTTGCTCCTGCTGTTGTTCCTCTAAATTTTTCTTCTACCCACCATGCTACTTCAGTCATGCGTTTTACATGTGGTAACCATAAATCACCTTGTATAGTTGCCAACAACATGCCTATTACTCTACCATGTTCTTCTGCCACTATGGCTAATCCTGTTTTTAAAATATGATCTATTACTCTATTGACATGTGTAAAATCATATTGTGGATTGTGTAAATCTTCAACAGGATTTGAATTTGCAAAATCAATCATTAATCTGCGAATGTCATCATAGTCTTTGATTTGTGCTGATCTTACTTTCATTATGCCATTTGCCTTTTATCTGTTCTATCTCGGCCGCCGCCTCCACCGCCTGAACCGCCTCCGCCTCTGCCATAACCACCGCCATTTCTACCTGCTACATATTCTTGACCAAAATCAAATGATATGTTATACAGTTCCGGCACTCTATCGAATACCTCATCATTAGGAAACAATCTTGCCCTGTCATTGGGATTGGTTCTTTGTCCTGCTATTCTGTTTTCTAGCAATGTGTTTATACTTGCACAAGTTATACTTACAGTATTAGTCATTTCCCCTGCATAATTATCTATGGTTTCTTGAATAGCAAAATTTGTAATTATACCTTTGAATGATGTTGTAAATGGTTGAGGGAATGAATTTTCTAAAACAACATTTTGAGTTCTGTTTATCCAACCTCTTGTAATAGTTACTTCACCACCTTTAATTTTTGTGGTTAGTACTTGTGCCAAATAATCTTGTTCTGACGGTATACCGCTTAATGATAAAGTAATATCACCATTAGTTGTTTTTAAATCTTCTGTTAAGTCTGTAATACTTAAAAAAGAACCTAATTCAGTATATGTATTCGAATTATATGTAATAGGTTTCCAATAATTACTTAGATAATAAACATTACCATCTAAATTTAAATCTACCATTATTATGTGAGAGGTTTGATCATTATCTTCTAAAAAATTTATTGTTGTGCTCATACTGTGATAACCTCCATTAATTCTATTTCACTATCAAATGTCAATACGTCATGTGGCGATATTGTATAAGATATTGGTTTCATTAATTTTACTCTAAATGTAACATCCGATCCTACTTTCATTCCATAATTTATAATATTAGAATTTGCTTGTTCTATAATAGGTCTATTTAATACTATTGCTTGGCCACCACTAGCAGTAACAGTAGGTGTATAGTTATCGAAAGCAATTTGATAAGGATAAGCATAATTGTTAGCATTACCTAAAGGTTGTATAAAATCACCTTGTTGGAACAAAGCAACTCCTGTAGGTGTACAAGTATTAGCATTCACAACCAAAGCATCACCATGTACTGTATAACCGGAACTTTGTTCAGGATAAGAAAGAATAGTAATTGTATCTAAATTAGCAGTAACACCACCTTTATAATCTGTTATATAACTCATACCGCTGTTATTTGATAGTGATATAACTTCTACTGTATTGATATCTATATTTGTTACACTGGCAACTAAATCTCTGTTTTGTGAATATATGCATGGTGCTACAGAAAATTTAATTGCGTAAGGTTGAACTTGATTCTTGCTTGTTTTTACAATACCACTACGCGACTTTAATT